ATCTAACCCTTCAAGTTCATCTGCAGCGACCTCGTGCATATTCTTTTTTGTAATCTTAGATGCAGGAATCCTAAATGCTAACTCAGTCTTAGGCTTATCCATACCGTCTTGTATAGGCTTAAAGAAGAAAGGCAACCTGTTCGATATTGGAACAACCTTATCCGTAAACATCTTCTTGGCATCAGAACCTGTCTTAGATAGTATACCTACCCTAGCGTCTTTTGCTAGTGTTCCTGAGTTTACAGCCTCCGATGAACCCATAAAAGAAAAACCTGAACGTCTAATCTTTAGGTAAGTCATTCCAAACGAACGCTTATCTGCTTTACACGCTTCCCAAAAGATAAAGAATACTCTGTTAGCCTCACGGTAGTCAGGGTAACCTATATCAATACTCGTCCACTGAAGATACATATAGTGTGAGCCTGTAACGTAAGTAGGCTCTCCTTGATTCATAAACCAATACCCTTCCTCCCTTCTATCGAACTCAGCCTCAATATAATCAACCCACCTATCCTTAAAGTTGGTAGGCATTTCGTTCCATTGGAATATAGATGATATTTTTTTAAGTTCTTTTGGGAACTCTTCTCTCTCCCAATACTGTAGAGATTTTGTTTTATGTCTTTGTGGGGTAAGCTTTGGTCTAGGGGGTAGTCCTATCTTAAGTCCTGATATCTCTACTATATCACCAACCTCTCCGGTCTTAGATATATTAACAAAGTCGTATTGCTCGTTATAACCATATAACCAACTACGTCCACTATTCTTTTTAGAAAGTGGTCCCTTTGGAATGTAGCCATCGACTACTCTGTATAGATTATTTTGACCTTCGCTCTGCAAATCCTTGCTTGGTATCAGTTCTGTTAGGTCCTTGAGACTCTAACTTAATGTTATCTTTCTCATTATCAATACGCTTAAGTATTTCAAACGCATCAAATATAGATAGCTTCTTAGATGCAGCCGCATTCTTTAACTTGTCTGCAGCCAATTCATCTTCGGGGTCAGGTTTTATAATCTCTTCTTTAGCAACTTTAATTAGTTGCTTAACAGCCTTATATCCTGCCTCTATAATTTCTTTCCTTAATTCTGTAGAATCCATACTAAGCCTTCATAGTTACCTGATGGTCAAACACCCTATAAAGAGTCTCGCCATCTACTGTAAATTCATACTCGCTATCAGGAGTAAAATATATCCTGTCACCTTTATCAATCCCTTGGGACTTAAGGTACTCGTTTGGATATACCATATCACCCATAAGTGGCTCATACTTACAAGACTTATCTATAAAGCTATCTAGCACATCTATAGGCTTAATAAAACAAAACCTGTCGTGGCTATTCCACTTTCCGTCCTGCTTATATAAATAAAATTGGTCGTTATCTACAAAGAATAAGTCTTCTTGAAAAAAACTTTTACCACTCTTACGGTTACCCTTAATGTCGTTGTAGAACTTAAATACGTTATGGTGCACTAAGATAACATCTCCTATGTTTATAGGACCGTCATACCCTACAGGAGTCTCAACTACTGTAGCTTGCCTATTGGAGAACTTATGTTCTTCCTCTGAGGTGTTAACAATAAACTCCATACCACCAATAGACTTAGTGTTGTTGTATCGTTTACCCTCAATAGGTCTTACTATAAAATTAAAAGGGGACTTCATTAAGAGCCACAAGCTTCACAGTCCTCATCGTCAATACTGCAAGCTTCAGGTTGTTCTCCGTCTTGCAGGTCTACTATCCAACTATCCCATTGCTCTCTTGCAACTTCTTCGTTTTTTCTTTTTTGCTCTTCTTTATCGTTACTCATACTAGAAGTTTATATTGTATTCGATTGAAATTGGAATGTTAGAGCTAAACTCTTTCCACAAAACTATAAAATCCTCACGTTGAATCCAAATCTTATAAGATAAGTTTTCTTTATCGTACTGAATAAGATGTATCTTGTGTGAGGCTCCTAGAATCTCCTGACCAACTAAGTAGTGCATAGCACCTGACTTATAGTCCGGACCTACAGATATTTTACGAATATCCATTAATATAACCTATCTATAAGTAGTGCTGATGAAGGAACTGCAGACATTCCCGATGTATTAGTTAGTTTAGCAATTAACCCTGTTTTGTTTATACCCGGACCCCCCCCGCTGTATACACTTGCTGCTTGATACGCATCAACAGTGTCATCTACAGCTAAATCCATAATAAAATCAACTATAATGGTTTGTGCGGGGTCAGTATCTCCGGCATCGAAAAACACTGTGTTCTGAACTGTATAACCTTCCTGAACACCATTCTTCGATACTGTATAAAAGAAGTCAACGTGTTGGTCTCCTGCGCCTGTCTGAGTCGTACCACTATTAAACCTATATTGAAAATTATATCCTCCGGCTATTTTGCACAGTACCGTACCGCTTGAGTCTAACGTAAAGTTATCCCCTGTGTAGGGTGCGCCAAACGATACCTGCAGTCTCGTGTTAGCTCCTACTGTTAATTCTTGGTCTACATTAGAGATTAAGTTCGCTATATTTGTACGCTTCATAAACCCTTCAATTAAATCTACCACTGACCCAATGGTGAAATTCTTTGTAGCATTAGCGGGCGTTCCCGCTACATCTGTTCCTATCAGCTTGTCACTTAGAGATGGTGCAACTGTTGTGTATGTACTAATCTTTGGCATATCGTTATTCTTTTTTAGAAGGCTTAACCTCTCCCGTCTCAATGTTGATGACAGAGTCCTTACCGTATTTATCTATTAACTTTCTCTCTTGTTCAGCAGACTCCTCACGAAGACCCGCCATCTTACTCATAAGAGCTTGTTGTTGTAGGACCGTTTCGCCTAGCTGCATCTTACACTTATTAAATTCTTTTAATGAGCCTTGAAGAGTTTCTAACTCCTCGGTTGTTAAATTTGCCATTTGATTAGATTTAGTTTCCTACAAAGATAAGAAATTATTTCTTAGATGAACCACCAAAGAAAAAGTCAACTATAGTATTGACCTTACTTGACATAGCCCCAAATACCGTACTTATAAATCCTATCTCGTAATCAGATAACTGTATCGTGTTCATTACAAAATACTCAAACATAGTATACGACAAAAAGAAGTATGCCGATGTGAATATTACTGCTAGTATCTTCTGTATATAACTATCGTCTTTGAAAAGTACTCTTGCACTTTTTCTATCCTCAACTTCAAGAGCGTACATATCCCTTTCGTGATTCTGCACAACCTCCTTAAACTGCTTCTTAAGTTGTTCTCTTTCTTCATCCGTTGTAACTACCTCGTCAATAATCTTTGATGCTTGACCTATAAGTTTTCCTACTATGTTTTTAAACATCTGCGTATCTGTATTTAGTATCCCCATCATCGTCTTTAAACGCCTCAAGTACTTGCCTTCTATTTCCTTTCTTTACTAAGGATATGTGTATCCAAGAGAAATCAAACTCGTTTATCATTTGGTCAAACTCTATACCTGACTCTAAAATCCAATCGTAGATAACCTTATTGTTCATCTGCCCCATCTCCCAAAACTGCAAGTCCAATGCCTCACATTTGCAATGCTGCGACTTACTGCTGCCACCAATAGCACGATTAAGTGCTTTGGAACGATAACCACTACTAATCCTGATAGGACCAATAGCGTCACGAAGAGGCTGTAGAAGAAAATCAACAGTACGTTGCAAATTGCGTAAATGTTTTTTAGTCGGTTCATTATCTATGTCTAATCTTTTAGCTGTACCGCTATTTGTGAACTCAGATAATAAAAAGTTTTTACTTACCCTCATTCTTTTTATATGATACGTGAAAATTATATATAGTGTAAGCAAGACCTATAATTAAAGCTGCTAACCTTAAAGCTTGCTCTAAATGTGTAAAGCTCATACCTATAGCTGCTCCGTTTACTGCTAGATTTTTAATAACGTCTTTATCCATCCTTAACTATACTTATCATTGCTTTCAACCACTGTCTAAATATATTCTTCATAATTACCATTTTGTTTTGTCTGCCCAATATGCAGCAGAGCATTTACCTTTAGCTATATTCTTTGCGTGACGTGCCTTGAACGAACGTCTCTTTGCACTCATCTTTGAGCCCTCTCCCTTTTTAGGGGCTCCGGCTGTGCTTGCACCTTGCTCACCAAAACGTATCGTCTTTATTTTATTGTTGCAGTTAGTGACAACAATATGCGACTTCTTTGAGTGGCTAGGCGTTCGCTTGGGTTTATTAAGCCCTGAGACACCTGCTCTTTTTATTGCTGACGCTTTTCTTTTGCTGTCCATAAGTAGTTTATGTTTATGCAGTTAAATGTTGCTGACGTTATCCACATACTATATATCCTCTGACTGATTATCTTGCATTAAAGCTATAGCTTCCTTGTTAGTCATCAGCGTATTATTAGGGTGCTCTAAGCCGTTTCCTAAGTTAATCAATGCTGATACCTCAGACAACAACCAAGATGCGTTAAACTCCATTATATAGAACTTAGCGTCATCAATAGTTAATTCAACTACTGAACCAAACTTACGCTTTCCATCTTCCCCAACTTCTTTAAAGGTAGTAGGTAAGATTTCGATTAAGTTGCCTTCCTCGTCACTAGATACTCTAGCATAAGAGCCTTGTAGTTCTGTTGGGATTTCTCTGTTGTAAGTAGCCTCGTTAAGGCAAATAAATATATTTCCTACCATCTTAAGTTATCTTTAAAATTCCTCTATCGCTCCACACTTTACCACTAACCCTTGGTGCTGACGTAGGTACTGTACTCCAATCAACATCATTAGCGTTAATCAAGTCGTCTTTAGAATTGAACCCTGAAGAAACCATCATAGACATTAAAGCTCTATCCTTCTCAGGAGTAATGCTTCCCGCCCCTCCTCTAAAGAAGTCTTCTATTGCATCGTACAACTCAGCTCTAGAGCGTTGGTCATCCGCTGAAATTGAAACCTTAGTATCGGAATTGGTCTGAACTAAAGTTTTATAATTTGCCTTTTCAGACCTGTAATCTCTTTTTGTAATAGCCATTTTTGTTTATTTAAAATCCGTAATCACTTGAGTAATCGCCTGAGTAACTAGAAGGATTTGTATGAGCAGGTAATCCTACGTTATAATTCTGAGTGATTTCCTTTTGAGTTAAAGGTCTATCGTACCAAACTACCTCATCAATTAGAGAAGAATCCTTAAAACCTAAGTCTTTATCTGTTCCGATCCTTATTGGGTGAGTTTCGTTAATAGTTCCTGATATTGTAGTTGAAACAATAGGAGCGTCTGTGTCTATATAAACCCTTGACTTATCGTTCTTGGTGTATGTGAAAGTTACAAAAACCC